GGTATTGCAAAGCGACAAATACAGCGAGGATACCAAAACACTAGCTGGTTCCGTGCTTTCCCAGTCAAACAAAAATCGATAACAGGGCATCCCTGTGAATTATTTGCCAAAATATTTATTGACAAGTTTATCAATAAAGCTTAACAGTAAACTCACACGAAGTGTGGTATCCCACCCTGTGATGGGATACGTTTTCTTTACTAAACCGCCCCATGCAACGTTTCAGTAACCAAATTAAACCACTGGAGCCGACCATGGGGCATTGCTTTTTAAAAGACAAGAAAGGCACTTGAATGAGAAGAGTTGTGTTCATGATTGATGGATGGTTTATGAGAAAAACCATCATGAGGTTGAAAAAATTCAGCTATACCGGACCGGAAATCAGAGGCTATTGCAAAAGGCATTTAAGACAGGATGATTATCTATATCGGATTTTTTACTACGATACTGAACCGCTGGATAAAAAAGGGCATCATCCGCTTTCACAGAAAGCCATCGATTTTGGAAACACAAGCGTGGCGAAACATCAGCGCACCCTGCTGGAATCAATCAAGAAAACCCCGAACTTTGCCCTGAGACTGGGAAAAACAGTATGGCGCAACAATGAATGGATCTTATCTTCCGAAAAATTAAAAGCCCTGCTCAAACAGACAATAACCGTCAAAGATCTCAAGGATAGAGATTTTCAGCCCCTCATCGAGCAGAAAGCCGTAGATATGAAGATGGGCCTTGATATCACGAACATCGCGACCAAAAGGTTGGCCGATCTTTTAATCATCATTACTGGTGATGCCGATGTGGTTCCGGTACTCAAATACGCAAGAAGGGAAGGAATGCAGGTGTGTCTTGATCCACTCAACCACCCAATCAGGCCGGAACTATCCGAACATGTTGACTTCATAGAAACGTGTTTTTGAGCGGTGAAATACAACCATTGCGGCAGGCAGATCGGGTAAGCAAAAGAACCCTTGTTTTTTGATTATATTTACCGATAATATAAATCAAAAGTGGGCAGTAAAGTCTTTCGCTCTTGACTGTCATGGTATAATGCCGCCGATTTTTTAGGCGGGGGAAAAATGATTCCGTATCAAAAAGAAAAGTTCGAAAACGCCGTTTGCTTCTTCGCTAAGGAGCATTATAGAAAAACGCGTCATCATCTGTATCAAACATTCCTCTACAAATACATAGCCTTATTTGATTTTGGATACTTGCGGGCATATGGAAAGCCCGCTCTGGGGCTCACCTATCGGGCGATGAAGATGGGGCCGGTTCCTCTCGATATTTATGATTTGAGGCATGACAAGACAATCTCAAAAAACTTTATGTTTAAGGAAGACGCCCAGAATCATCTGATTATCATTCCAAAATGTGAGCCAAATCTCGACTATTTCAGCAAGCGTGAAGTCGATCTCATGAAGAAACTTATTGAGATCTATGCTCAGGGATACGTATCCTCGCGAATAATGAGCGACGCCAGTCATCAGGAAATCCTTGCCTGGAAGAAAACATGGGCAAAAACACCCAACAGCATTATCGACTTTTCTCTGGAATTTTCAGGAAATATATTTGAGAAATCCATTCAAGACCTGACGTTCCCAGAAGAGGTATTTCTCGTGCATAAGGGCCTTGAAAATTGCATCTGACGGTTGGCGATGTCATCCGCTGGAATGATTATCCCTATCCCAATGACGGGCCGGAAAAAGCACGATGGTTCATTTATCTGGGAAGAACTTCGATTGCCACAACTCCTACATTTGCCTATCTATGCACGACAACAACAAAACGTGAAAAGTTTAATCCTGGTGGACCCCGTTCGGGACATGCTCACAAAATATTTGATGTAAGGCAATTCCCGATCTTCGATGAAGACTGTATCCTTGATTATGATGAAGATTTGCATGTCGTGTCTATGGAAGATCTGACTCAGCATGAATATCATATTGAGGTCAAAGGCCGACTAGACGAAGAAACATTGCGAAATATTTATAAACAATATTTCCGTTCTGTCGTCGTCTCAAAAATACAGATGATAGATATTCACAGCAGTTTCAATCTTGACGGCATTGAGGGTCTCAAAAAACCAAAATAAGGTAGGATTTCCAAGCGATTTTGGAATATCACCACTTATACGCGGCCTGGACCATGGCCTTCGCGTCGCCGGTGGTGGTGATCTCGCCGTAGACGCCCAGGTGTGCGCCGGCAATGCGGAAAAAATCCCACCGTCCATATAGATCGCTTTCCATGCCGTGTTTCAGCGATACGCCGTAGCGCAGGCCGATTTCTCTCCTATTTTCGAAATCAAAAAACGGCAGGGGAACCTGCCTGGCGGCGATGGAAGAGATCCCGGTTCCGGTATCGATCAGCGCCAAGACGTTCGTTCTTCCCTCATACGGGGCGATGACCGCCGTCGCCGCGATCTGTTTGGCCGGATCGTCCCGGATCTCCGGCGGGAGATCGAGCTTCTTCGCAGCCGCTTCCTTCTCCAAGACAACGATTTTCTCGACGGGAATCTCGACACGCTTGATTTTCAGCACCTCGCGGATCTGGGGCACCTTCACGTATTCGATTTTCGAGACGACCTGTTTCCCTTGGCCGCGATACCAGGCCACGATCGAGGACAGGATCAAAAGGATCACCAGGGCAACGATGGCCCAGGTCTTTTTGTCGATTTTCCACACTATTCCGATATCCATGGCGTTCTCTCCTTGTATTTGATGGCCCTATTTTTGATCAGTTCCGGGTAATCGCAGTTGACCCGGCAGAGATCCAGGGGGCTCCATTTCGTTTTGATCACCTTCCGGCTACAAAACCCGGAAACGGTATCCGGGTCGCAGGATTTCGCCCGGCGTATCTCCTTATTGAGATTCCCGGCCCCGCCGTTGTAGGCCCGGTAGGCAAAATGCCAGCTACGGCAGAGGACTTGGTCAAACAGGGTCGCATCGTAGAGGATCAGGGCCCGGATCGACCAACGGGGATCGTAGGGCAGGGGCGTTTCGGATATGTCCCGGAGCGGTTTTTCACGGGCGTGGATCCAGTCGGCCGTTTTCGGCATGAACTGGCCCAATCCCTGGCCGCCGTCGAAGGCCGTCACACCGGCGTCGCATCTCGACTCCTGCTCGATCTGGCCCATGAATTCATGTGCCGGCGCATCCATGCCGACGTGGAAGCGGGCCTCTCGGATCACCTGGGGATAGTATTTCAGGCATCGGTTGACGAGGCTCTCACAGGCCGAGGGTGAAGGCCAGGACAACAGCAGCGTAAAGCAGGCCGCGAAACAGGAAAACATTCTGGGAAACATTCGACTCCTCCATCTTGCCGAAGCCGGGTTTGAACCAGACCGCCCATATCAGCTCCGCGAAGCCGATCCCGCCGGCGACCAGGCACGTCTTGTAAGTGATGATCTTCACCGCTTCGGGTCCCTGTGCCCAGATCAGGACGGGCGCCAGTATGGCCGCCAGAAGACCGAATCGGATCACGTACTTCTTGATTTCTCTGTTGACTTTCATTGTTGCCCCCTACTTGAATGTCTTGCCGCCCCATGCGATGAATCCCATGATAATCAGGGATATGGCCCCCAATATAATCAGATTGGCGATCGCTTTCATGCAGGTCGATTTCCAGCCGTTGGACCACTTGATCAGATCGTCGATAAACTCGTGGTGCTGATAGTGTTTCTCCCGATCTATGTAGAAATCCTTCATCTGCTCCTGCATGGCCTCGGCCACGGCCTTTTTGATGTCTTCGTAGTTGTCGCCCAATTCAGCACCTCCGGGAGTCGTATTTTATGTGTGTCGGATCCTGTTCTATCTCATTATCGTCACACCCACGCCGGTGTACCTTACTTCGCCCGGGGGAACCCCGTTGATGCTGTAAACATACCGGATGGCGTTTTCGATGGCGCTATTCAATGTGTTGTTCGTGCCGCCGGTCGTGATATCCGTGCCGGCGATCCCGTCCTTGTTGTAGATAACCTGAGATTGCACAAGCACTGTGATAGCCTCGTCATGTGTCCACCAATAATCCGAAGGGCCGGGCAACTCGGTATAAAGATCAGCATGTATATTCAGGATGTTATCGTCGCGCTGCTGCTGCGGCGTGATTCCCTGGTCGTAAACAAAATTCTGATGGAACGTAACACCACTGTAGACGTAACACATACAGAAAGCCGATGTTTTCTCGGCATACTGCCCCGAGAGAAATCCGGAGTTCCATCGCCTGTATAGGCCGTATATCGCCATTTTTTTATCCGACCACCTGCTATCGGGAATAGAAGGTATGTTCCCTATGATGCGCCGGTCTGTTTTGGTCGCGGAAGTCCCGCTTACGTTGGTCGTCCTCTCTTCCATGTCGAACTGATGCTCTCCGGGGATTTCCCCCGCCGGGCCGATGAAGTTGTATATTCTCGTTTCTCTCGTTGTCTGCGTGACATGCCAATCCTCAAGCCCTTCGTCATCATCCCCCTTGGCATAAAAGTAACGCTCATATCGCTCTCTATTCCTGCCGCTGCACCATCCCACGGGAGCATCCGGAAGCGTGATACGCAATACGTGGCTCTGCGGAAACAACGTTGTAATGCCGTTACTGAAATCGTAGGTAGCCGCCTGGTAGTCGTGATTCCCAATCATTTCCTTGATAAAATGCCTCAAATCAGCGGATTGCCAGTCTTGCAGGATGACAGATGTCCCTGTATCGACCAGCCCTTGGGATTCCAAGTTCGGCATGTAAGACGGTTGTACGGTGACATCGCCCGCAGGCAATCCTCCTGGTCCTATCACATTACCAAACACGTCTCTCTGACCCGAAGGCCGGCCGCAAAGAGTCTGCGTGTCGAACAAGCTCAACCCGATCTCGGTATGCGCCGCTCGCCATGCCACATAATCAGGGTCATCGATCGCGACGCAATTGAATAGGATCGTCTCCGTGAAAGCGTTGTACACGATGGCAACCTGAGTGCCGAAACCGTCCGCATTAGGCAAAAGGTTGATCGCTACCGTAAATACCACGAATTCATCGCATGGTTTCGGATTATCCTTGAACCCGATCACTTTCGGCTGATTGATGTCCTGATTCTCGAACTTAACGAGCACCGCATCCCCCACGGAAAATGCCGATCCGTTGCAATTCATGTATTCGATCGGTACGTTTGTCAGGGTCATCACCTGATTCACATCGATGTCCTGCTGGCTGCTGGTTGCCGCGTCCAGATCGACATCGCACTTGTCCGCATTCTCGCCCGTTCCCTTAAAGGTAATCGTTCCGAACCGGTAAGTCGGTTTCCATTTCTGCCATCCGGGGAGCATGGACAGATTGAAAAAGACGCCTGCAGGCGTTCCGGCGACGGCAGGCTGAAGCTGGCCGTCCCTTGCCGCACTGTAGATGGCGGCGCTTGCCACGCCTTCCGCCGCATAACCCGGTTGGATCAGCACCGTGCCGCGCTCGCCGGGCACTTCGATCGTGCCGACCGTTCCGGTCAGATTTTCCGTCAGATCGGCACACCAGACATCCGTCAAGGACGGATCGGCAGGCACATGCGTATTCAGATATTCGATTTTTTTCTCCGCGGCGACCTTGGCCAGCTCCGCCGCCCCGATCTCGGATTTCTTGATCAGGTACTGGGCCGTCTTTTTTGTGACGTTGGTCAACGCTTCCCGGTACTGGTCGGCACGATTATCATCCCCGGAATAGGTTGCGGCCTGGGCCTCGTAATAGGAAACCTCGCTTTCGATCACGGACAGTTCTTCTTCGTACTGGCCGATGATCGTATCGATGTTGTCGATGTCTTCCTGCAGCTTTCCTTTCAGGGTATCGATCCGGGCTTTTTCATAGGTGAGCCAGACCTGGTACAGACCTTTTTCGCCGCCGCTTGTGATCTCGCCCTTGCCCATGGCTATTTCTCCGTCACTTCCATCGTCTTCTGTCCGACGCTAAAAGCCATGGTGATCTCGTCCGCGGTGAACGTTTCGTCATCGACCGTGACGGTATCGCCCGGGTTGAGATACAGATTCGACAGGCAGCGGTAACGGCGCTTTCCGCCGATGGTGCTGCCGTAGGCCGCCCCTTCCAGGGTCATGGCCTTTGGATCATAGGTAACTGTTCGATAACCGGTCAGCGTGATGCTCTTGCTGCCCGTACCCTTGTCGATCCGCACGTCGTCCAGATCGACCTCCGCAATTTTCTCACGGATCCGGTGCCCGCCCCGGTAACGCTCGATCATGTAGACCTGCAGATCGCCGTTCGGCCTGGCGGCTATGGCGGCGGCATAATCCAGCCCGGGAATGACGACGGACAAATAAGATGGCGCTCCGGATTTCAGCCGGCACTGAAACGATGAAATGGGTATGGTGACGTCGGACAGCCCGTCCGCCGTTCCCGTCAGGACAAACTCGTAATGCGTGACAAGCAGGATGTTCTGAAAGACCAGCGGCGCCCTGGCGGTCAATAGCGCATCGCCCGCCAGGGCGGGACAAAGGAGATGGAGGGCCAAATTTGCGGATACCGCCGTGCCGGATAGCATCGGCGGTATCGATACCGCCAGCTCGATCCCCGGCATGGATAGAGCCGGATCCACGGCAAGAGCCTCAACAGGCGCAACCAGATAACCGACCAGAGAAACGGACAGATCAGGGGATGCGGCCAGGGGCGGCACGATCACATATTCGAAATCGCCGATCGTACACAGAAGCCTGGCATTCGCGTCCAGAGCAGGCGGAGCAATGACGATCGACATCGTGGCCAGGATCGATGCCGAGGCATCGAGGGAGGTATCGACCACGACAACGTGTCCGGTAACCGCCGTGCCCATGGATAGAGCGGGATCGGCGGCCAGAATGGACCCGACCGGAACAACCAGGCCGGGAACGGCCGTCAGGGCGGTATCCGCAGCCAGGGGCGGAATTGTCAGGCCACTACTTTCCTGGCTGCCCCAGGTTCCCCAGGAGGGCTCTGTGTCCTCGTATTTGCGTATCAGAACCCAATCGAGTTGAACCACGCTATCTGATTTGTACGCGGCTATAGCAGCTTTAAGATTGGTATTGGGCGGGTTTGTCGTTTTCGGGCTTCCCGTCAACTCCGTCCCATTTTGGAGATAGCGGGATTTGGTTCCTCCGACGACCAATATATCGTATATCCGCCATAGATCTGATGTCCAGTTGCTTGTCGATCTGGATGACGTGGTGCCGTCCTTGGATTGCACGACCTGGCGAATAATACCGTTATCCGCATTGTTGTATATGATGGCATGATGGCTTCGCGTCTCAGTCGAGAGTCCAACAAAATCATAACTAGCCGCCAGATCTTTGACCTTTGCATATGCCCGCAATGCGCAGTTGACCTGCCCGGAGTCGATATTTGATACGATCTGTTTGACCGCATTCGCACCGACCATTGATAAGATACTTGTGTTGATGCTTGCGCTTCCCGTATCACCGGACCATTTTGTCTGGCCTGACCATGAATAATCGAAGTGATCGAAAAAAATGAAAGTATTGTCGCCGCTACTGGCGGCGCTGGCCGACGAATTACCGTAATACATGTAGAACGTCGTTGCAGACGTTCCTATACTATCGAACTCAATCCAGACCGTGGCGAGTTGGTTTGGGCTTGTGCCTGTGATGGATTCAATCCAGTAATCGAGGAGGGTTGTTCCGTCGGATTTGGTAAATCGGATGTCATTGAACGTAGAAAGACACAATCCTCCACAGTCGACGTCTTCACCCGTCGCCCCGGAGGATTCGCCTACAAGCAGCTTCATCTGGTAATTGGTGACTGCTCCAGACGATCTGCTCAGCGTGATGGATTTTCGGTAATTCCAGCCGGTAAGCCAGCTCATGGCGTCCCCTTAGCTTATTAGAGGTCGATTATGATTTCCTTCAGTGCCAGGCTGGTTCCGTCGGCAATCGTGTAATCGGTCCCAAAGTCGATGCAGCCGACAACCGTGTCGTCGCTGGTCGTGTCGTCATAGATGATGGCCGCGCCCGTGGGTCCTATGGATCCGCCGGATGCGGTCCAGGTGACGTCGTCAAATTGCCGGCGGCCGCGATCGTTGGTATCATCCTCCGCCCAGGACCCGCCGGACAAAGTCTTGTTCTGCTGAGTATAGCCATTTGCCGTCGCCAGCTCCGGCGTGGGGGAGGCAATGACGTCGGCCAGGGTAGCGTGTGCGTCTTTATCAAACGCGAAGGTATCGCTGACCAGGATGATTTTGAACGTATCGGCGGACACATCCACGAGCTTTTTCCCGAGCTGGTAACGCCAGTGATTTGATAGGGTGCAAACGATTGACATTTCACTATCCTCCTTATGATGCTGTCAGGTCCTCCGCCACGAGGACGGTCATGATGATTTGCCCGGCGTCTTCGTCCAGGTCCTGGATCTTGGCCCGGAAACATCCTTCTTTGCAGGCGATGCGGACATAGGACGCGTTGTCGAATATGGTGCCGCACCGCGTCCATATGGTTTCGTCGTATGGCGTGGCGATTCTCATGGTCCGGTCTGCCGCACAGACGCCGCCATCGATAAAGACCGCCCCTCCGTCCAGAGTTTTCGTCCGGGATATCCGGCGGTCCCGTTTGGCCAGCTGCGTTTTGTCCGGATGCGGAAAAAAGGTCACGTGCCCGTCAACCAGGTAGGTTTCCGAGCAGATCCCGATGGTGTAATTGCTCTCCATGATCGTTCCCTACTGGATCCCGAGCAGGAACTCGGTCTGCTCTTCTGACGCCCGGAGTTGGATCGCCTCCAGGACTTCCCAGAGGATCGCTTCCAGGTGCGGTTTCAGGCCGTCCGCCTGGACCGTGATCACATTGTCGCCGCTTCGCATCTGGTCGATTTTTTCCCGTAGGAGTTCCGTCTGTAACGTCACCAGATCCTTCTGCTGTTCAAATGCCTCTTCCCGGCGTTTTTCCTCTGCCTTCAGAATGCCCTCGATGATCCCTTTGTCGAGACCCTGGGCTTTCACAAGATCGGATGTCAGGGTGCTGATGACGTCGCCGGTTGATTTGATCGATTCGTTGATGGAGGCAAACATGCTCTCGATCCGCTTTGTTTCCGCCTCGACCTCGGCGATATCGATCTTGGCCTTGAACTCCATGGCCTTCTGAATGGTTTCAGCGTCGGCCTTGATCTTTTCCTTCTGCAGATCGATTTCGATCTTGCGGTTTTCGGGTATGGCCTCGTCAATCTTATTCTTGGCTGATTTAAGGGCGTTGCTGTCCACGATGACGTCACGGTAATTGATCGTCCCGTCCGGCATTTGTTCCTTGATCTTGTTGCCGATCCGTTCGCCCGTCTTTTCATCGTATACCGGCGTGATCTCAAGGGTAATCGCGCTGTGCTGGATGTCCTCGTTGACCTTGTCCACGACCTTCTGGATGCCGTCCAGAACCTCGGCCATTTCGACGTAGGTCCTGGCGGATTCGGAGAGCTTGTCCTTCTGCGGCTCGTTTTCGATCTGCCGGACCAGTTCCTTGTGCTTCGCCCGCGCTTTCTCGAAAGCGATATCCAGGGCCAGCATCTCGTCTTCCGTCCGCCCGATACCGAGGCGCTCGCCATTGACGCCAAAAGCGAATTCCAGGAATGCGTCCGTCGCATCCTTGACGCCCGGAACCAATTCCCGGATGATCGTGCCGGCCAGGTATCCGAGGCCGCCCGCAGCGGCCAACCCTGCCGTGGTAATGGTCACCGTCGCCGCTCCCAGAGTCGCATAGGTTGCAATCAGGTTACTGACATAACCTGTTGCTGTGAAGACCGCCTTTCCGACATCAAGAAACGCTTTCATACTCAGGATCCATAAAGCGCTCGACAGCACGCCGGAGTATTCGATGACCTTGTCGATCATCGTCAAAAATGCCATGAATTTCCCGATGGTCTCGGCGGTGGACTGATTGAGGCCGCTGAACTGGTCGATACCGAACCCAATAGCCTCCCATAACGGCGTAAACCCGCTGATGATGCCCTTGGTAATATTGGCCAGCGCCGCCAGGCCGTCGATCAGCTTCTGGATGAAGCGGTGCAGGCCCTCGATCGTTGTCAGGTCAATCTCGCCAAACATGGAAGCAAAAGCATCGCCCACGGCATCACCCACGCCGGCCAGCGAGGCGATCAGGCCGGTGAAGTCGATCCCCTTCATGGCGGCGTGTAGATTCGTAGCAATTGCCTCCAATGTCGATCCGATTTTGGCCCCGAACCTCGTCAGAGCCTCGAAGATGGGTGTGAACGTGCCGTCCGCGGCCATCTGCCGCAAAACGGACAAAATATCCGTACCGGACACCAGGGCGCTTGTCGCAGCCGCCTTGAACTGGTCACCGACGAAAATCCCGAAATTTTCGAGTCCGACCTTGAAGCGGTCCACGGCGACGGCTGAGCTTGCCAGCCGGGCGTCCACTTCCTTCTGGGCCGATCCCATGGCGCCGTATGCGACTTCGGTGATTTCCATGGTTTTCGTCAGGCCGTTGAACACCTCCACCATCCGGGCGGATTGATCGACACCGACCAGCTGCTGTGTAATGAACAGCTTCTGCGGTTCATCCAGGTTCCTGAACGCATTCGCCACATCCAGGAGAATTTCCTTCCCCGACCGGAGCTGGCCGTTTGCGTCCTGCTGGGAAACGCCGATCGAGGCCAGGGCCTTCCTGACCGGTTCGGAATCGTCGATCAATTTCAAAAGACCCGTTTTCAGGGCCTTGGCCGATTCCGATCCGCTGCGGAAAATCTCGATGACAGGGGTCAGGATCCCGGCCGTTTCCTCCATCGAAAATCCCATCGTTTTGGCGATGGGGGACAAGTCCGCCATGCCGATCGCCAGTTGCTCGACATCCGTGGCGTACCTGTTCGATACCTCGTTGAGGATGTCCACCACGCGGGTAGCATCCTCCGCGGGGGCCTTGAATCCCTTCAGGATGCTGATCAGATATTCGGAGGCCTGCCCCGCATCCACACTGCCGGCGATGACCAAGTCCATGGCCGACTTCGTCAGGCCCATCGCCTCCTCTGTATTGAACCCGGCCTGGATAAAATCGGCCGTGGAGGCCAGGACCTTCGAGGCGCTTTTTCCATACGTGTCGGATAACTCGAACGCGGCATCCTTCGCCGCATTGATTTCGTCAGGAGAATCGCCAACCACTTTTCGCAGCTCGACGACCGCATCTTCGAATTCGATGGATTTTTTCAGCGCCAAACCGAGACCGACGGCGGCCAGGGTCGCCAGCGCACCGTCAAGCAACAGGACATTTTCCGTCAGGTTCGAGACCGGCGACGATATGCCGGTGATACCATCGCCGATCCCGGAAAAGCTGCGCTCGACAGAAGAGATGGTCTTATCGAGGTTGTTTTTCCCCTCGAATATGATCTGGATGGTTTTTTCAAGATCGGCCATGGTCGCCTCACGTCTTCAGGGATTTGTAGTAGAGCTCCCAGAGTTCAATTTCCGTCTGGGTGAGATAACCTTCTGGAAACAAATCGGGCCGCGCCTCGTAGAGAAAACGCCCCCTGGCGTAACACAAGGCTAGGCTGGCCCGGACGTCTCCTGATCGCCAGAGGGTTCCTGTTTTCCCGGCATTCTGCCGAGGCCGGTCAACACGAGAATCTGATTGGTAATGTCATAAAAAGTAACGGGAAAATTCTCGCAGAGAAAGACGGACAACTCTTCCGAGCCCGGAGGATCGACGCTTCCCACGGTTAGATAGGCGATGCGTTTAACGACATCCTCCGGGATATCTCCGGACAGGTTCATCATTTCCCTGACCGCCCTGGCTTTTTCCTCTCCTGCAGACCCGAGCAGGCCGTCCATGATGGCGCCCAGGTCCTTGCGGTTTGCGGAGGCCTGCCTGGCCGTGCCGACCTCCTGGCCCGTCAGGCCCCGCACTTTCCAGACCGGCTTTTCGCCGGCCGGAAAGTAATCCTTCAAATCGGGCACGCTCACATCGGCCGTGCGGGGGGAGAATTTTGTCTTCAGGAACTTTTTGGTATTAAATCCGCTCATCGTTCACCCCCTTACCCGGTCACATTTTCCGCGGCTTCCTCGGAGGATACGGTACAGGCCGCCGTGATCTGATCGCCCGCCGGGAACGAACGGGTAACGCCAAGAATGCCCTGGCACAGGACATAGGCCGATTTCAGACGATCCGAGAAAAACTTGAAGAACAGGTTCTCACCCTTGTGCTTCAGGATGTTATCCGTAATGCCGTCGTTGAGATAAGCGGTAAACGACCCCTGGTTGAGAGAAGTGGAGGTCGCGCCGATCGCGCTTCCATAGATCTGCTTGCTGGACACGGAATAGGACGTTTCCGGGGGCACAAAATCGGACGATTTGCTGATGTCCGTAAAAATCGGCTCGTAATACTTGGCATAGACCTTCTTCGGCTTCGTGGTCGACCCCGCATCGTCGCTGTGAATCAAAGGAAGGGCGGCTTCGAATTCTACGCCGGCATATCCCAGGATTCCGTTTTCGGCGTTGAAACGATGTTCCGCCCAGGCCGGGAAATTGTACTGTTCCTGGGAAGAGTTCGGTATGGCGACGATTTCGTCGTCCGTGATGACGCCGGCACCGGCCGAGGACAGGTGCACCTGGCAGATTTCGATGCTGCCCGTCGGGATCCAGGGAGGACCGCCCGCCGCGCCGCGGGTGTCGCTCCAGCTCGTGCCGTCCGTGCCCTTGACAATGGCGATCGCGCCAGCCGACGTGACCGTGACGGATGACTTGTTGTGGGTATTCAACGGAGATCCGCCGGTCGGCCTGGTAATGGTCTGGTCTGCAGCCGCGTTGACGGTCGTTTCGATTCCGGCCAGATAGCAGGTCAGGGCGGCGACGTCCACCTTGTCGGAACCGCCGGAAATGGCGGGTGTAATCAGACCGCCCGTGGCCAGTCCGTTCGGCTTGACATCGGGGTTGTAACCGCTGCGGTTGCTCCAGAAATTGTCCGCGCTGCGAAAATCCTTATGGTCTCCCTGATCCGTCAGGGCAACGAAGTTGACCAGGGACTGACCGCTCTCATACTGTATTTTTGCGTTTTCTGCCGACATGGGTGTTTCCTCCTGTTCGTTGGTTTGTTATTTCCAGTATTCCTTTACCCATCCGCCGCACTCCGGCGGTTTGGGCCTGCCGTGAAACATGACAACCTTGCAGCCCTCCGTCAGGCCGTCCTGCAGGTTGTGCAGCTTGTAGCTCCGCATCCATTCATCCGGGAACAAGACAAATTCCCCGATAAAATGCCGGTTGACCCATTCCTGGTCCCCGCCCGGCGTTTCCGGACGGCCGGCCTCGACGTAGGCATTGTAGATTTGCGTCCGGCTCCCCACGGTCAACAGGATCACGGACGTGTTGCCGTGACAGCTCCGCTCGTCCGCATCCGGGAACATGCCCGCCGGATAATCCCGGATCAGGCAGAAATCGAACCCATGCCTTACGGCAATATCCAGACTTCCCGTGACGACCACGTCCAGATCCAGAAAGAGGATCCGCGGCGTATTCACGCCCGGGATAGTCTCGCGGTAAAGTTCCATTTTACTCCACCAGCCGGGCCGGTCGCTAAGCGGCGGGAAAAAGCGGATGCCGGCCTGCAGGCCTTCCGGATCGTCGGTAAAGCAGACGAATTCATGCGGAACGCTCAGGTTGCGTTCCACCATACTGTAAAGGATGTTGACGTACTCCGCGCCGTAGAGCGGCCCCTGCTTGATGCAGACGACCGTCAAAACCGGTGTTGACTTTTCCATTTCTCTTTTCTTCGCCATGTTCATACCCTCGCATACCAGCAGCAATCCGAGTTGTCCGGGGCCGAGGCGTAGGGGAAAATCCCATAGACCGCCTTCGCCACGTCCTTCATGTCGATATCGTGCCCGGTCATATATCCGCCGTCCTTGACCTTCGGAGCCCATGCCGCAATGTCGTCCCAGACGCTCTGATAATCGTGCGCCGCGTCCACAAATACGAAATCCAGGCTTTTATCCGGGATTCGCTTCACCGCCTCCAGGGTCGGCTCTTCATAGATGATCGCCCGGCCGCCGTATTCATCGACCCTGGCCAGCACGCCACGCCTGTTTTCCGCCTGGTTCTCATGATGACCGAATTTCGTCGGGATCCAGATATCCACGCCGATCATCGTCAACTCCGGGACGTTGTCCAGCAGGTGGAAAAAAGTCCGGCCGTACCAGATCCCCAGCTCCGCGCCCGCCTTCCAGTTATGTTTCCGGGCCATGCCCGCCAGCCACTTCTCCCTCATTTTCAACTCCTGCAGACGAAAATGTACCGCCGCTCGTTTTCCCTGCTTTCCAGGCGCTCGACGGACGTCCAGTGTTCGGCGAATTTCGCCCTCCACCAGTCCGGGCCCTCCTTGATCGTCGTGTAGTTCACGCCCAGACGCACATCGTCCCAGTCGTAAACCTGGACGAAAAGGTTGTCGCAGGTTCGCCGGATTTCCGAGATGATCGCGTCCAGCTTCTCCGGAACGACGCACATCAGGACATCGATGCAATAGCCCCAATCCGCAACGGGGAACCGATCCGGCAGATTCCAGAGAGCGGCGATCGTCAGATCGACGCCGTGACCGATCAGCTCACGCGCTGCCGGCTCCAGGGCGTTTTCGGCGATGTCGATCATGTGGATCCGCACATCGGGCCGCAAGGCCTTGATAGCAACGGCAGGCCGTCCGGTCCCTGATCCGTATTCATTGATGACCGCGCCTTCGGGCAGATACCCGACAAAACGCGGAGCAAGGCGCTGTCCGGGGGAGCCGAGGCGATACTGGCCCTGTCCGTCCGGATCCCAGACGCGCTCGAAATGTTTCTTAACCTGTCCATACAAATTATCCATTCAGCCATTCCTCCGTGGGTGCGCCGAGCAGCTCGCGGGTCCAACCGCTCATAGATCGCACGTAATCCCTGATTTTATCGTATTGCGCCCGCCAGCCATCGCGGTAGATTTCGTATGAATGATTCTGATCGTTCGCCCCCTGCAGGGGGCACCCGCATAGAATGATCTTCCGGTATCCCATTTTCAGACCCGCCAGCGTACCCAGCAGGGAGCTGGATCCGGTCGGGGGCTCGAAGGGGATGATCAGGTGGACTTCGCCCTGGTGCTGTTGATGCGAGATCACCTCGTAATCCGTGTTCCCTCCGTACTTCTTGCGCCGCTCCCGCGCCGGCACGATGTCGGACGGGTGATAGGTCGCCATGTAGCGGATCGGGAAATGGTACTTGTTGACCGCATCGAGGCCTACCGCCAGGAAATCCGCCTGCCAGACGACCGGGATATCCATGATTTCATTCAGGACATCCGGATGCGATCCGGTTACGATGAGGTATTCGCTTCGACTCGTTTTCATTGCGCGTACGGATCTCCGATTTTCGTGGCATAAACGACTTCGATCTGCACGGCGGCTCCGACGGTCAGGCGCTCCTCATCCGGGTATTCGTCCGTACCGCCGCCTTTGTAATGGATTGACTCGTCATATTGCGGTGAGCGGACCCATCCGGTATTCGGGCTCGTCTCCGTGCCCGGCTGCTCGGTCACGGCCTTGATCAGATCGCCCAGGATCTGTTCGGAAACAGCCGACGGATCCGCGTCTCCATATTCTACAATCCCCTCGATCCGGACCGGCATGGTCTGGTAGGATTGGCCGTATTTTAATTCGGGAGTCTCCGGCTGCGGATGGATTACACAGGCGGGGAGTTCGGATTCATCCAGATGCTTTCTGGCCCGTTTTACGTTCGCGCCGATGTCCGTCGCGTAGCCGTTTGCCAGCGTGATCACAGCCAGGCGGTCGGCGATCTGCCGGATGATTTTTTCCCGGATCGTATCGCTCATTTCAGTTTCTCAAGCTCATATCTGAGTTCGTGTTCCAGGTTTGTGTGGAGCCGTTCGTTCGCCTTTGCCAGCACTTCTTTCATGATGGGCTCGTTGCCGAACACATCGGGGATGCTGGATGAAAAACGCTGCGTGATCGGCAACCGGTAGCGTTTTGGAAGGGCCGCCATGGGAATAAAACGCTGCGATCTGCTGCTCCAGGCATAACCCTGGCGGTTGATCGCTTTCTCCATTGATCCCCTTTTGCGCTTTTCACCATGCCAAGTCCGCCAGAAGACTCCTTCTCTACCGTTTTTCATTTTGGCGATGAATGTACCGGGTATCGTTTCCCGCTTCCGGCCTTTTTTGATCAAAACCGAAACGCCTGTTTTCGTCTGGCGGGTGCCGGTGAATTCGGAAAGCGGCAGGGGCTTACCCGTGCTGCTGATCGCTGCGGTCATGTTGCCGGCGGTTGCCTTTTGGATCTTGAAGGTGGCATCAACGGCTTTCTTCGTTGCGTTCAGCTCCGTCCGGATCTGCGCCGAGGCATCCGTCCTGACACCCGTCAAGGTCTTGTTCAGAGAACGGACAAAGACCCGCTGGGGGCCGTTCTTGACTCCGGAGAGCAGGTTCATGACCTTCACCCGGTCCGTTTCACTGATATTGACAGCCAGAATACCCATCACTTCACCGCCATCTTGACCGTGATCGAATCGTTTTCCAGGATGCGGATCACTTTGTAGATCCCGGCCCCATCACCGCTCGCAATAACGAAGATATCGTCCTTATTCGGTTCCGCATTGCCCAGTTCCGACAGAAGGGCCTCGATCACCGTGGCCCTCTGCCAGGCCTGGGTTGTCATGCCGTCCGGCTCCAGCGATACATCGAATTCGATGAACACATGACAGGCCACCGGCTGCCCGCCATCGGGGGTGTAAACGGCCGCCTCGCCCAGATCCTGAAAAGCACCGGGCAAGGCGGCCAGCATGGAAGATCGTAAACTCATCGTTTCTTTCTCTTTCGGCGTTTCGCTTTCTCAGCCTCTTCCTTACGCTTTGCCGTTCCAGTCTTCATTAAGCCCTGATAACGACGTAATCGAACTTATCGCCGGCGCTCGGTGCCGCATCGACCGTAACGATAATCGCATCCGGCGAGGCCTGGGGCACCGCGGACAGGACGTTTGATATCGGGCTTGCCGCCGTGTCCACCCTGGGAGAGACCAGGACCTGGTCCGTGGCCAGAACAGCCGCCGTGGTCGTGATGGTAATCGTCGTGCTCGGTGCCGGAGATGCAGGCACTTCATAGGTTCCCGCCTCGACAATGACCGGATTGCCGTCATCCAGGGACACACCCTGGGCCAGCTTGACGCCGATCGTCGCCGTCAGCCCGGAGCCGACCGCTGCAGCTGCCGTTCCGTAGAATTTCCCGGATTTCTTTTTGGAAAGCACCGGAGTATCCGCCGCCACGTAGTAAATTTTGTCGCCTTCGGATACGGCGCTGTTTCCGGCGTCATCGACGCCCTTGACAGACAGGTCATAAACGCCTTCCGTATCGACCGTTGATTTTCCATCCGCCGCGGCATAATCGGTCAGCGCCACGCCACGGAAATTACCCACAATGACCGGATCACCCGACTTCACGGTCGATCCGACGGTCAATCTCAGTTTCACCCCGTCCTGTATTTTATTGGTAGCCATGCTGCTTTCCTCCTGTTCTGGAGGGCCGGTCTCATCCGGCCCGTCATTCGTCAAATATTGCCGTTATCCCGGTTATCGATTTACGCGCCCTCGTTTCGCCACATGCCCCGGTAATCCACCGCATAGGCGCCGGCATCGATGGCAACGGCGTATTCAAAGCCCTCAATCGTAAAACCAGGCTGCTGCATTTCCATGATGGGAGCCTGCACACCGTTCAGGAAAACCACTTTGACCGTTTTTCCCTTCTGGCCAAGCAGATAGTAGGCTGTCACGGAATCATCATCCAGACGCGATTCATAGACGCGCGTGAAGTAATCGCCGGAATAGGGATTGACACGGGTAGACGCTTCATTGGATCCAAACCGATCCGACTTGAAAAAGACCTCGCTGGAACCTTCGAGGGCCTTCGGAGCCAGGAAGAATTCCGGACGGATGTTCAAGCGGCGTTTCCCTCCAATGTCCTTCTGTACGCCCATCGCCCGGATACCTTCGGCGATGGTGGTTACACCGGGCACACCCAGCAGACCCGACGTCACGACGTCGTTCTTATGATGCGTCGCGTCGAAAATCGCGTAGCCGTCGCCCATGTTGCCATTCCCGGTAATCACGGCATAAACGACATCGCCGACCTTGCGGTTTGCCGCTTCCGCCCTCTTGGCCGGCAGTTCAGTCAATGCGCTCAGATCGTCGTTGATGATCGCAACGCGCGTAACCCGGAACTTCTTCGCGTATGTCACCGCGCGATAGGTTTCCGGGGTTTTTTCGGTAAACTTCCCGTATTTGATTTCTCCGTCTTCGCCCACCTCTTCCAGATCGTCATGTTCCGACAGGGCGTTGTCGTAGTGGAGCTTGAAATCGGAGACGGAGCCGGTACCGGCCCAGATGGGCCAGGTCTCTTGTGCCCCATTCCATCCCGCCTGCATGGATCTATTGGCCAGGTTCGCCAGGATATTCGGAAAATCGGAGCTGGTCAGGGCGCGGCCGACCATCTCTTTGACGCTCCCCGAATAACGGATGCCGGACATGCGCAGGCATTCACGGGCCATTTCGACCATGGTATAGCCGCGCAGATCCTGTGCACCCGGCGCGGGGGATTGAATGGCATGGCCTGCACGGAGCCACAGGGCGTCGTTTGCAGCCGAGCGGAACTTGTCTTTTTCATCCAGCCCCATCTGTATGCCGGAATACCCGGGATTCTTCGATCTCTCAAAAATCTTGTCCATGACAGCTTCGCGGGCAGCAGATACCGTTTTGCCCCCGACGATCAGGTCCCGGGCCATATCCTGGCAGTTGTACCGCTCCAGCATGGCATCAATTTCACGGATGCGTTCCCTTTCCTGGCCGGTCGCCTCCGCACGGGCCTTTTCCAGCTCCTTGCCCGGATCTTCCCCTTCAGGCGGCTTTTTTTCCTCTTTGGTGTCCATCCTCTCCAAAAACGCCCAGGCTTCCTCTTCCGTAGCCGTCGAGGGCAGGCCCCTTGTTTCCAAAAATGCTCTCAATTTCTTGTCCATGTGTGTTTCCTCCTTGGGTTCGTCTGTTACTTCCGATCTCGCCTTTGCGTTTTCATCGGCGCCGATGGGGACCGCCGATATTTCCTTCAAGATCCATTTCGTCGTGACCAGCAAAGGTCCTTCATATTTTTTCCCCTCGATGACCTGGGTTTGCCCTTCCGGTATCCAGGTGGATTCAACCGGGTTATAACCGGCGGAAAAATCCGTCAGATGTCCTTCCTTCGTCTTGACCCAGGGGCTTTCGGCTTCCGGAGCAGTCGAAAAATAAGCGCGGCCTGTCATTTCCTGACCCTTCGTTTCGATGTCCCGGGCGGAGCCGATAATGCAGGCCGTCTCGTACCGGCTGTGAGCGTCGAGCATGACTACTTGACGGCTTTCCGGAATGATCGCCCCGGACATCAAAAGTACCTCGTTGACGATGCCGCGCTCCCAGTCATAGATGCGGGACGGGGTCTCCGTGGTCAGGATTATTTCGACGGACCTGGTTGCCTCGTCTATCGTTGACGGCCCGTCGGGCCTGCCGGGCGCAATGGTTGCGGACCGGTAATTCATCGCAACTTTCTTACTTTTCGGCATAGGTCAGTCCTCCTTCATGATCGCGGCGGGGTTGCCGGCCAGCGCCGTACCCACCTTTGACAGGTCAAATTCCAGTCCATATTCTTTCGCCAGGGCTATCGCCTCCGCAATCTCCCTGTAGATATCCTCCAGATCCCGGCTGCGTTCGCGTGCCACTTCCTGGGGGGATTTCAGCATGGCGCGTATAGCCTCGACCTGGCCCTTTGCTTCCCGCAGAGGATCAACGGCATCCATGCCGGGGGGCTGCCATTCACTCTCCCAGTAATGGCGGGGATTCTGGAAGTAACCGGGCAGCTTTACCTTTTCGGTCATCACGGCCCAATCCAGAGCCGTCCGCTGTGTGGAGAGCCCGAATTGTCGGATATGCCGGATGGAGATCGGGCGGAGCTGCTGCTGGAAATCGTTCCGGACGATCCGGGCCGTGCTGAAATTGAGCCCCTGGTAGTCGCCCGTCAGAATCTCATAGGGAACGCCGGATGTAACGGAAAGCATGGTAAGCAGCAGACGCACGAACGGGGTAAAGGTGGTGCCGGGTCGCTCCGATTTTGCCAATACGATATCGTCGCCGGCCTTGAGATATTCGACGATCGCGTTCTCCATATCCTCGATGTATCTTGTGACGCCGTCCGTCCCGGTTTCCTTTGTCACCGTGCCGACTCCCAGGCCGTTCAGTCCCTGGCCAAGGCCTGGTTTTTCCTTTTTGATAAACGCCAGGAACTTCGCGGCAAACTTGGCCCCGTCGATCTCCGCGCCCATGTAATCGTGCAGATCATGGGCAAGAAGCACACCGGGGGCCAGCCGCGTCATGCCGCGCAGTTGCTGGGGGCGTTGCGCATCGAAACCGTGTATGACCTGGTCGGCCGGAATACGCACCGCATCCCCGCCGTAGTAGGGATCCTGGAACCAGTAAGCCATGACTCGGCCGGTCCGCTTTTCGTATTCGATGCCCTGGCGGGTTTCTGTTTCGCCCGGCTGGGCCGATATGCCGATTCCTCCGGCGCCGTAGCTGTCATGCGAGGATGTCAGCCAGTTCGCCTCATAAATCTGCAGGGCGAAGGGCAGATAGCGGTTTCGATCTTTCGACGCAACCTTGACAATGAGAAATTCCCCGGTTTCCGCTTCCTGGCGCTTTGCCAGGCGCATGATTTCATAATAATGCAGTTTCCCGGCGGCATCGGCTTCGTCCGCCCACCACTTGAAGGCGTCCTCGATGACCTGGTTCCGCTTTTTGTCCAGTTTGCCGTTAGACAGCTTGACGCGGCTCTGATAGATGATGCCGGGTCCAACCGTATAATCGACGATAGTGTCCAGTGCCCGCGCGAAGTAGGGGAAATCCCTGGTAAGCTGATTCACGCGGGCCCTGATGGCAGGGGAAGAAGCGGAAATGATATCGTTGACATTCGGCAGATACGTTGTCCAGGTACCGGTCAGACGATTGGTCTTCGCCGCGGCATACTGCATGGACCGCCCGGAGAGGATACGGCGATGGCGACGGAGGGCCACTTCGTGGGCGATGGCGGCGGAATACCGGTCGGCAATGCGGTTGGCAAGGGCCATGAATCCGTTAACAATTCGCCTCATCTTCATCGGCTTCCTCCCTGTCCGGCGTAGGTGCGGGTAACAACGGTGCCCTGCTCGATCGAGTATTGCTCGTACAAGTCGTTCAGGGCGGCGCGGATCTCCTTGAGCTGTGCCCGGATCAGGTTCATGTCTCCCTTCCCGAGCTGCTGCGCTTTCAGGCATTCGGTTTCGGCTGCCTCGTATTCGGCGATTCTTTCGGCGGTTGTTTTCACTCGAGTGGCCCCTTTCTTTTGGGACCATTATAAGGGCGGTTTTTCGGCCTTACGGAAATCTGAGGGTTTTTGAGGTGTTTTTAAGGGTTTTTTGGGTATTTTTTAGGTGTTTTTGGGGTATTTTTAAGGTTGACAGGGTAAAAAAAGAGGCCCCGGAAAGGGGCCTCAGCAACTCAACTAATCGATAGATTTCGTTCAAACTTATCTTAATGCCATGATACGAGTTCTATCTTCTCTAAAAAGGTTAACGCATTATCGAGGTCGCCATCATCAATCGACCAGCCAAGTTGTTTGGCTTTATTCTTGATGGTTGCCAGATTGGCATTGCCTCCTTCTCGCTTAAGGATAATGTGCGCCTTTGCCGCCATGGCGAGTTCCATATAACCTAAATCACCGGCTGCTTTAATTTTATCCGCAATCGCCGACATTCTGTCCCATTCGCCATGAAAGAGTTTCTTCTTCCGCTCCAATAGCTTTTGGCCATCATCTGTTAAGGAGTAATCATATTTCATCATCTCAAAGCCCTGGCTGCTATAGCCATATACGCTCACGTATTCTTTTATAAAATTTAATTCCTTTAATTCAGAGTTGGCTGCGGCGACTTTCGAAGAATAAGGACCATAAAAATGGGGTGCGTACCCCATATCTTCTTCCGTAAATACGGATAAAAAATACACAATCTTCTGAAGAGCCGTGCGACCCTTTATTCCTTGGTCTGCGAATACACCGTGGGTAAATAATACAAAATCACGTGTCTGCATTTTTAGCTCCTTGGAAAAAATTCTCAATTTCTTTGGTTATGACATTGTCCATGGCTTGATGGAACTTCGCCCTTGCATTAGTTGTTTCATACATTATCGGAGCATATATTTCAATAAATGCCTGATTGAGTTTTTCATTGATGGAGTTAAAGAGAGTCGATTCCTCTTCAAAAGTCGAGGGAGCTTTGAAGCCTCGGTCAACGGTAATAGATGCTTCATCATTCCTGGACATTTCGCGAGCCGATTTAATTGAGTAAGCATTAACAATAAGAAAAGCCGGATTGTCTGAAAAACACGTTACTCCTTCGTTTTGAGAGACAACACTGCGAATTGGTTCCCATAAGTGAGATTCAAGTTCTGATCTCATCTCTTTGTTCATTGGTTGAGAAATGCCAAAAAGCGAATCCCGGCAGGTTTCTGACAGTTCCTTAATTGGTTTTTGATATATTCTTTTTAATAAATTTCTATTCTTCAAACAGGTTAAAAGCGTGTGACATTCTTTTCCTTTGAAATGATTATCAGTTAAAACCACCATGAATTTTGAATCGTCCCAGCTGAGATATTCGTTCAAATATTCAGAATTGTCAGGTTTATATGTATAGAGTTTCTGCAATTCTTCGATGTGATCATGATCAATTCCTCGATTAATGGCCCGGATCAACATTTGATCGGTTATCAGCCTTACACGGTGCCGATAAACTTGGTTTGTAATATAATACTTGGCAAGAACGAATTGTTCCAGAGCATGAATGCCGTCTTTGCCGATCCTCAAATGTTTGTCATTGATCTCATCCTCTTTCGATTTTAACTCTCGATGTAGCTGGCTTAAATCAAATACACCATACTTTACACCACAAAAGTAACTATCCCTGAGAAGATAATCCTGTTTATCAGCATCGATCGGTCCTGATACGATGGAATGCAGTATAGGATCACCATATCCGGATGCCAGAATCTTAATAATCTTCTCCGGATCAGTTCTCCGCAGATGTCTGTTTAACTCTTCGTTGTTTCTAATAATATCGGCTGTTATGGCTTCATGAATCTTGTAGGTATTTTGGGATGTGGCTCGATCTGAATAAATTTCGAGAATATCTTCAGAGATATGTGAAAATGGTCCATGCCCTATATCATGAAGCAAAGCACTGAGGCGTAGAAGGTCCTTATCCTCACGGGAAATATCAAGTGTGGTAGCCATCCGATCGGCGATATGACAAACGCCCAACGAATGTTCAAATCGTGTGTGCAATGCACCTGGATAGACCAAGTTGGCAAAAGCAAGTTGGCGAATGCCTCTCAATCTTTGGAATACGGACGTGTTGACGATCTCAGCTTCGATTCCGGTAAGGCTGATAAAATTAAACACCGGGTCTCTAAATTCTCTTGGTTCGCTCATTCAGAAAATCACCTAATATTTTTTACAACCGGCATAACAAAAAATCCTACCGAGAATAGATTCGATAGGATTTGTATTCTTTATGCATGGCACTTCCCCCAGATATCCATATTATTCCATGCTTACAAACAGACTGTTTAAGAACTTAACGATTAGCCTTATAGTTTATTTTGCGATGCGGGTCAACGTCGTTTTACCCTCTTTATTGTCTTATCAGAACTTTTCGTCGTCACTTTTTGAGATTTATCCTCCGTTTGCCCATTGTTTCCGGATACGAATCCGACGTGCCATTTTTTTATCAGTACTTTATCACTTGTCCATTGCCCTCTGAGTTTGCGTGCGGGAAAGTCACATTCTTTGATCAGAGAGATGATCGTCGATTCCGAACACTGAAGATTGATACTTCTGCAAAACTCCCTGATTGATGTCATTCCGCCCAATGCTGTCGTTTCTTCCACTCTTACCACCTCCGGTTGTCGTTATGTTTTGCACGTCTCGGGCGCGCTGGTCTTTGTTCCTCTTCCTGATTTTCCTCCATCTGCTTCGCCACTTCCGCCAGGAGACGGAGACCGCCCCCGGGGAATTCCATCTCTACACAGGCACCCGCCAGGCATTCTGAATCGATCAGGTGGTTCGGCCGCTGATGTTCGTTTACCCATACTTCGTTTCCACGCTCATCGACCTGCTTCTGTTCCGCCAGGATCTGGGCCGCATAGTCGGTTCCCGTGCCGGCATGCAGAAATGCAGCGCCGGGAAGGTCCCGGGTGTCGGGTTTCGCCGCGAGCTGAAGGCGATAATGAAACTGGTCTTTGGCCTTGTCCGTATCGACAATAATCAGCCGCAATCCATCGGGGAGCTTCTTCCCGCTGGGGGTGGACAATATTTCATTCCCGATGTGCAGCATTCCCGGAAGGGGCGTACTCGATCCCTTTGCTCCCCAGAGAGCGGACCCACCGCGGCCTCGGTTATTAATCAGCCAGAAATATGATTCTTCCGTCATGGACATATCATCATATTTCTTTCCGCCGCCCGTATCCAAGAGCGCCCGGAAGATACGCATGGATCTTCCGGTGTTTCCGACCGGGTAAGTCGTCTCAAAAAGCAATCTCTCAACATCAAACCAGGTTGCAAGAAATCCATAGTGGATATTCCAACTCGTCAGCATAGACGACCAGGCCCGAACAACGAACCAGAATCCGCTTTTCTGACTGTCGATACCACACGTCAGCGCCAGAGCATCTTCCGGAACGACCTGGGCAGGTAAATCACATCTGGCGGAAAGGACCTCGTCCTCATCCTTAGATATGATGATTCGCTTCCATGGTTCGGCGGCGTGCTTGTTGTGGTGATCCTTGAATTGGTTCAGATCCTTCTGGCCTCGAAGGAACGAAGCTGCGGGGGATGAAAGCGATACGAACCGGGACAGCCAGGACGGAATGTGGAAGCCGATTTTTATCGGCTGTTGCATTTTCAGGTATTCCGTTATTTCCATATTCATTTTCCGGTCCCGCCAATGTCCATATCGGACGGCTGTGTCCCGATCGTAATCGTTCCATTGGACCTGACAATGGGGACATTCGTACCAGGCCAGTTTTTCCGCTTCGATGGTTTCCGGATCCTCGGAATGACATTTACCATCCCGGTCCGGTTCCGTCCTGTGAGTCCATTTAATCTGACTAAAGACCATTTTTTGCATCTTCCCGCAGGCCGGACATTTGACCCAGTAATCGAAAACCACCTGAGCCTCTTTTTTCAGGGCTTTCCAGATATACCCTTCCTCCGTCGTCGGCGTGCTGATCTTCCATATTTTGCAGTTATGCCGGTAGGTGATTGTCCGCGCTTCGCCCAGGGAAATGGGATCCGTTTCCTTTTTACCCGCGACGGCCGGGTATTTATCCGTCTCATCAAAGATAACGTAACGAATCGGCTTATTCGCCAGCCTTGCAGCCGATCGCGCCCAGGCCATGTAAATCGGCATATGCTGCAGGCTGATTTTGGACATCGAATTATCATCACCGATACCGGTCATATAGCCGCGCAGTGTTGGGCTTTGCTTGATCATCGGCTGGATACGGTCCTGGTTATTTTCCCGAGCTGTCATTTCATCCGGATAAACGCAGAGGGCAGGTCCCGGGTCGCGGTCGATGGCATACCCCAGGCAATTCAAAATCGCTTCCGTGCCGCCAACCTGGGGAGCCTTGCAGATGATAATCGTCCGGACAGATGGAAAAAACGAGGCGTCCATGATCCCGGCCAGGTAGGGCGTTACATCGTTTTTCCATTTGCCCGGCAGGACCGACATGGTGACATAACGGTGCTGCTCAGCCCACCGGGAAACAGGGATCTTCTTGCGTTTACGGAAAACTTTCCGCTCCGGCTCCGAAAAACGGACGCGATGACGGATCTCCCCGGGTCTCTCCAGGATCGACGGCGGAAGCCACGGCGCGGTGCGGGGGATGTGGATGGTGGTCAGCATTTTAATGGTACCATCGATAGTTTTTTGAGCAAACTCTTTGCTTTTGTATAATCCGACTGTGGATCAAAGCTGCCACATCCGCCCGGAAAATCAAAGATTTCCTTTAGCTTAACGATACCGGTTTTAATAACAGTCAAAGTGCATAGCTTATCGTAAGAATATCTGTCCCATTGACTACGCACCATTGGATGAGCATATGGTGCAAGCGGGCACACTCGACAAAACATATCGTCAACATCATCAGAATATGCCAGATGGTCATCGCATAGCGGCAAAAATGATCGAACGCGCCACTCATCAATCATCGCCAAAAAAACATGATCAATCATCTTGGGATATCTATCCATGATCCTGTTCATCTTCTCCATCCTGATCCGCCTCGACGACGACCTGAAACTCTATCTGACGGGCATATCCATTGATATGCTCATCCAGATC